CCTTCCAACCGAGTTGACGAACTCCTGCCATGGAACGTAGTACTCACTAATAAATAAGCGTCAATACGGTGCTCCGTTGACGCTTACAAATATGCGGTTGCCGATCGTGAACCGATCACTATTCACACCGAAGATGCTGCTCGATTTGGTATTGCGAATGGCGATCTGGTGCGTGTCTGGAACAAACGTGGTCAGATTTTGACAGGCGCGGTGGTGACTGACGGGATCAAAAAAGGCGTGGTATGCGTGCATGAAGGTGCATGGCCAGATCTGGAAAACGGCTTGTGTAAAAACGGCAGTGCGAACGTGTTAACGGCGGATATCCCCAGCTCGCAGCTGGCAAATGCCTGTGCCGGTAACTCTGCGCTGGTGTATATCGAAAAATATACGGGTAACGCACCGAAGTTAACGGCATTTGATAAGCCTGCTGTTCAGGCGTAAGAAGTGAATAGCGCCCGGAAACGGGCGCTGAGGTTATGCAAACGTAAAACTGCCTGATGCGCTATGCTTATCAGGCCTACATAGTCCCTGCAATAGATTGAATTAGCAAGAGTTTGTAGGCCGGATAAGGCATTCAAGCCGCATCCGGCAGTAATGCCAGACCTTTACGGCTTGCGCGCAATCAGCACCGCGCGTTTAGGCGCAGGATAACCTTCAACTGTCTTACTCGGATCATGTGGGTCGAGGAAATCGGACAGAGATTCGGTAACCATCCATTCAGTGCGTCGCTGCTCTTCAGTAGTGGTAACGCACACATCCACAACGCGGATATCTACAAAACCACACTTCTTCAGCCAGTTTTTCAGCGCCAGCGCGGAAGGGATGAAATAGACATTACGCATTTGCGCGTAACGATCGCCTGGTACCAGCACCGTGTTCTCATCGCCATCAATAACCAGCGTTTCCAGCACCAGTTCACCCTCATTCACCAGTTGATCTTTCAACTGCCAGAGATGCTCCAGCGGCGAACGGCGATGGTAAAGCACGCCCATCGAAAAGACGGTATCAAAGGCTTTCAGTGCCGGAAGCTGTTCAATACCTAACGGTAACAAATGTGCGCGCTGATCGTTACCCAGTAGTTTACGCACCGCTTCAAACTGGCACAGAAACAGTTGCGTAGGGTCGATCCCCACCGCGAGGTGCGCGCCTGCGCCAATCATGCGCCACATGTGATAACCGCTGCCGCAGCCGACATCCAGAATGGTGCGTCCGGTTAAATCAGAAAGATGGGGCAGAACACGATCCCATTTCCAGTCGGAACGCCATTCGGTATCGATGTTGACGCCATACAGTGAGAACGGCCCTTTGCGCCATGGCATCAGGTTCCGCATAAGCGTTTCAATGCGTTTAATTTGCCCGGTGCTCAGTGGCTCTTCGCTTTCGGCGGTTACGCTATGCAATAAATCCAGACGATACGGTTTAATTTCAGGCAGAAATTCCACCGCGTTGGACCACTGCTTAAACAGCCCGTGCTGCTGCTCGCGCTGCCAGTTAGCAATCTGCGCGGGCAGCGTTTCGAGCCAGTGTGAAAGATGATTTTTGGCAATCAGAGAATAAAAGTTACCAAAGTCGATCATGCAGCGTCCTCTGCTTTTAATGCCACCAGTGAACCAAAGTTAAAGCACTGGAACCACAGCTCGCTATACTCAAAACCGGCTTTATGCAGGCGTGCTTTATGGGTTTCCACGGAATCGGTCAGCATCACGTTTTCCAGCATGCTGCGCTTCTGGCTGATCTCCAGTTCGCTGTAACCGTTGGCACGTTTAAAGTCGTGGTGCATGTTGAACAACAGTTCACCAACTTTGGCATCTTCGAAACTGAATTTTTCCGAAAGCACCAGCGCGCCGCCCGGGTTCAGTCCTTGATAAATTTTATCCAGTAATGCCTGGCGCTCGGAAGGTTCCAGGAATTGCAGGGTAAAATTCAGCACCACCATCGATGCGTTTTCAATGGCGATATCGCGAATATCACCTTCAATGACGTCTACTGGCGTAGGGGCTTTATAGGCGTCAATATGACGACGGCAGCGTTCAATCATCGCCGGGGAGTTGTCGATGGCAATAATTTTGCAATTATCATGATGAATGTTGCGACGCACCGAGAGCGTCGCCGCGCCCAGAGAACAACCCAGATCGTAAACCTGCGTACCAGGTTGAACGAAGCGCTCGGCTAACATACCAATCATGGAAATAATATTGGAATAGCCGGGAACGGAACGCTGGATCATATCCGGGAAGACTTCAGCTACCCGTTCATCAAAGGTCCAGTCGCCCAGTCTGGCGATAGGGGCAGAAAATAGCGTGTCGCGGTGAGACATAACGTAAAAATCCGGGAAAAAGAAAGTGGCGTATTGTGCGCTAACGCAGGGAGAAAACCAACTCCCAGGGCATATACCAAAGATTCGCCAGCACCATCAGCAACAGCGCACACCAGGTGGCGCTCATGCCGGAACGTCGCCAGCGAAACAGACGGTGATGAAAACCGTAATAATGCATCAGACGACCAGCAAGCAAAACGATGCCGCAAATATGCACCATCCAGGTTTCTGCGCCATTCATTTCCATAAACAGCATCAGCACAATCGCGATGGGAATATATTCCACCGCGTTACCATGAATGCGAATAGCGCTTTGCAGTTCGCTAAAACCACCGTCACCATAGGCAACGCGGTACTGCAAACGCAAGCGAACGACATCAAAAGAGAACTTCATTAATAACAACGCACTTAAAACGGCATATAGCGCGCTTACCATACAAACTCCCTTTAAAATGGCCGATGGCACCTGTCTATGATAGGTGGCAAATTCAGAAAAGAGAAGATTGCTGTGGAATAGCCGGAACTGCTCCGATCTCTGGAAGCGTTTTACGTAAGTCTTCCCACAGGGTATGTACCAGTTCCGGGGCCTGGGCAATGTCTGGCGTATGTAAAAAAAGATAAGGCGTAGTGGTCTGATGCCACTGCGCTAATTTCTGTAACCAGACCTGAAATAATTCCCGGTTTTGCGTCATATCATCACTACCGATAAAACGGATCAGCGGATTTGTCGCCGTCAGTACAGCATGTACTGGAACTTTAGGTTTTTTTCGTTGAGCGTCGCGAATAGCTTCACTGTGTGGACATGCTGCATGAACCGGGCGGCTGTCTAAAATCACCCGATTAACGCCGCGCTGATGTAAACCGCGATTAAGCGTTTGTTCCTCTTCCCCTTTGGCGAAAAACTGTGGATGGCGGACTTCCACACCATAATTAAATTCGCCAGGGAGAGAATCGAGAAAATGCCAAAGCGCAGGCAGCTCCCGTGGGCCGAATGTGGCAGGCAGTTGCAGCCAGTATTGCCCAATGCGCGGAGCCAACGGTGACATGCGGGTCAAAAATTCAGTCACTAAATCATCGCAATGTCGTAATGCTGCCTGATGCGAAATGGTCGCCGGAAACTTAAAACAGAAGCGGAAGTCATCTGTGGTCTGTTCACGCCAGCGCAGGACAACCTCGGGTTTCGGCAGGGCGTAAAGCGTGGTGTTGCCCTCCACGCAGTTAATGTGACGGCAACTACCATTAAAATAACTGATATTTAAAGATATTATTTCAGAGTCTGGCTCTATGGGGCATGTATGGGACACTCTCTGTCAACTGCTTATTGAGTAGTTCTATTTGCCCGATATTGTTATCTTCCATCCATGCACCGTAAACGTTGAATACCATTTGTGCATTTGCATGGCCCATTTGGTTTGCTATGAAGCTTGGATTCGCTCCTGCCGATAATGCCCAGCAGGCATAAGTATGCCTAGACTGATAGGCTTTTCTGTGCCGCAGTCCTGCTCGCCTTAATGCAGATGCCCAGGAATCTCTGATGGAATCTGCTTTATAGTGGTGGCCGACTTGCTGGCATTTTTTCACCAGTTGCGGATTAAAAACAAACGTGCATTCATGGCTTGTGCTGCGTCCGAACTCCCGCAGTTTGACATCAATTTGATATTGCTGGTCAAACCTTGTCATTTCAGCCTGGCTTTTCAGGGCATCAACAGCTGGTTGAACAAGATGAATAACACGATCAGTTCCCGCCTCTGTTTTTGGTAGAGTGAACTCCCCGAGTTTTGTATAATTACGACGGATAGTCATTGTTTTAGCTTTTAAATCAATATCCTCCCAGGCGAGAGCTATTAGCTCACCGTGACGAATGCCTGTGTATACTGCTAAGGACCACAGGTTTTTCGTTTGTTGATGGTGACAGGCATCAATAAAGCGAATAAATTCGTCACGCGTGAGCGGATCTGGCTCTGTTCTTGATCTCTTTAATGGTGTCAGCCCGTTAAATGGGTTTGACCCGATATAGCCGTTATCAGCAGCAAATTGAAACATTCCTGCAATTGTCGTCATGTAGTAATTAACCGTAACTACCGATCTCCCTTTAACCGGCGTTGTTTTTCCATTAGAGAGATTATGATACCCGGTTAACAAATCTTTCCTGATAAACAGTAAATCTTCCTTTGTTACAGACGAAGCAAGACGTTTTTCCCCTATGCGAGGAAGCATGTTTCTCACCACGGATTGATACCGACTGAATGCATTGCTTCCTATCTCTATTTTCTTAAGGTCCAGCCATTTTTCCGAAAGTGCCTTAACTGTTATCTCTCTTTTCCCCAGGCCAAAGTGTTTCAGGTTAGGGGAATTAGGGAACTGCGCGGCGTAGTCGAAACTCCCCATTCTGATTGCAAAACAAACGGAAGTGCGAAGTTCACCTGCGATCTTCCGGTTTTTGGCGGTGTCAGGAACACCGAGGTTTTCTCTGACACGTTTGCCATTATAGTGAAACCATATGCGGAGTGATCCGCCATGGTTTTCAACGCCTGTCGGGTATGATGCGTTACTCATTAAACCTCCCAGACGTCCAGGAGCATTAACAGGTTAACCGGAACTTGCATTTTTGGCACCTGGTTGTTTCTGGTTTTCGATCCATCGCATAATTTCTTCGATGTTGTACAGGCATTCACTGTAGTGCCCCGGATCACCTTCTACAGCGTAATGGCGGTATTCTTTTCCCTGCATCCATGACTTTCTTCTTGCCCGCTCAATGGTGCCAGGCTTTAGCCCTGTTGATGCAATGAGGACTCTCTCCGTACACCATTTGCTGGGGGTTATCTGATAGATGATTGTCTGCATGCCAACCTCATAAAATTTTCATCCACGGCAGTGGCACCACACGTCAAACATTCGTTTCACAACTTCACGGCAGTAGAAACCGTCAACATCTCGCGTCAGGTCATAGCGATTGCCGTAACGCTGGCGTACCAATAGCTCAAACGCTTTATTCATTCTTTACTTCCTTTTCATGGCACGTAATTTTTTCAGATGAGCTTCTTGTTCTGTTTCTGCCAGAATTTGTCGGTATTCCTGGTGATCGATCCGTTCAAACGATTCATTAAAATCGTTCATTTTTACCGATTGTGTTTGCCCGTCCATTCTTCTGTACAACACGGTGTTGTTTATGCAGCGAACAATTTTTACCGGGTAACCGGCACTGTCGGTATACAGTTGTCCCTGATTAATCAGAGCGAACATTTTTTCTCCTGCTCTCTGAATAGTGAGAACTTCAGAGCCGTATGTTTGTAGCGGGTTCAATGCTGATAATTTCTGCTGAGATAAGCATCCCGGCAAGCCAGAGCTCTCCGGACAGGTCTTCATCCTGGCATATCAGTTCGCCAATATTAATGGTGGCCATGATATCCGTTTCCCCTGTGCGCTCATCCAGGACTTCTTCATAAGGCAGCGTTGCGTGCAGACTTTCAATAGCGCAATTGATAACATCTAGTCCGGTCAGATTGCCGCCGACAGTAACTTCGAATGTTTCGCGGTATTCCCATAGTCCGAAAGTTAATCGAACGGTTTGTTTTGCCATGCGTCCGCACGACGTCAGATTCGGGTCATAGTTCATTATTTGCGGTTGAGCATTCTGGTTGTTCATCTGATTTTCCATTAACCCGGCGGTTTGCCGGGCGTGTAAGTTATTTAATCTGGATAAATGGTGTATTGGCACCACTGGTCATGTATTGCGGCAGTGTACCGTTCCACTTGTTGATGGCTTCCAGCTCCATGACGCTAGGGTTCTGGCGCAGAGCTTCGCCGCGTAAACGAATGGCATCGGCTTCTGCTTGGGCTTTTGTTCGAATGGCATCAGCCTGTCCGGCAGCTTCTGCACGCAGCATGTTGGCCTCCGCTTCACGTTGCTTGACTTCCTGTTCGCGCTGCAGGGTTTTCTGGTTTGCCGTGACTTTGGCGTTAATGCTGTCGATAACGGTTGGCGGGTATTCCGGTTTACCTACATAAGAGAGGCTCATTACCTGAATGCCGATGGGTGTCATCTCTTCCTGAATGTCTTTAAGTGCGGCATCCAGTAGTTCAGACTTGCCGCCGTCGATAAATTTGTCGGTGGTCATTTTGCTGGCCAGTCGATTGAGTGCGTCGGCGATCTTCTGGCGCAGGTCAGTGTCGGTAATGTCATCCACGCCTTTGCGGTAGGTCTGAAACACCGTGGTAACTTTGGATGGATCAACTTTGTAGGCAACACCGATGTGATAGCCGATGGTTGTGCCGTCACTCATCTGGAAGCTGAATGGCTCATCGTAGGTCTTCATTTGTTTGAAGGTTGGGAAGATGTAAACTTCAGTATTCCAGCCAGTCCAGTAGCGACCAACACCGACCACCTCACCGACGCCTTTATCGTCGCCCAGTTTATTTACTTTGATGCCAACATTACCGGGTTCAACGCGATCGCAACCGACAAGGCCAATGGTCGGCAGAACAATGGCTAAAGCAAAAATAATTTTTTTCATTTTTTATCCTTAGTGAAAGAAAGACCCTTGTAAATGGCATAAATGCAGGGCGGGGTCAGAAACGCCAGTGCAAAGCCAGAAATAACTGCTCTCGTATCCTTCATGGATATAAGGAACGGAACGAGTAATCCGTAAATGCATGCGATAATTGCCAGTAAAATTACTATTGTGAAATACAGTCTCATTGGTATGTGGTATCCCGATATTTTTAACTGACAGACAGCGCAATAAAGAGAATAATGATTTCTGTTAGTGTCAGTACTGTGGCAAGGATTAAAAGCAGTTTTACTCTGCTTAATTCACGGTTGCTTTTCATATAAACGGTTAGTAAAAAACGGAAGAGTTATATTCTTCTTAATATTTAATGTGTCACTGGCCTTCTGGCATACCATGAGTATTCAGGTCGTTAATTATTTCATCCAGAAGGAGTTCAAGCCCTTCTCGACCTATATCTGAAAGAATGAAACCTTTATCAGGGGAAGTGGTGAGCATTTTCTGATAAAGAAACAGCGCTCTTCCCATTCCCTCAGCTTCGCCATATGTTTGAATTAAATTCCATTCAATATACTGCTGTAAGGTAAACCGAATGGGACCTGGGTATATAGTCATAACTCCATGCTTCCCGTTATATATTACGGCGCGATCTGTTGTTCCGTGTTCATTCGGGACATCAATTGTGCCGTTCTTGTCTTCTTCTTCGTTGATGAATGTTGTCACGTACAGCCATCGCCACTGGACTATTTTCATCTCAACAGGGAGTTTTCCCAGTAATCCTGCATTGTCGGCTTGCGCGAGGCATTGAAGGATTTGCAAACCTTTCACATTAGGATGATCGAATTCACCGGCATCCAGACGGCGGATTGCGTCGTGATAATCAATAGTCATACTGCCAGTTCGTATACCTGTGGCTGTTGCTTCAGCCTGGAATTCAGCGTATTGCATGATATTTACTCCTCATCTTCATCTGCTGGTGCAATAACGTCATATCCTGCCTTTTCTGCAATAAACAGGAATGTTGAAAGACTTCCTACAAGTTCATCGTCATGAACATGACGAATTAATATTACTTTCCCGTTTTTGATGGTCAGCAATACTCTGGTTTGCTCGTGTTCTGCTGTTTTCTGATGCATTATTATCTCCCATATGCTTTACGCAGAAACAAGCAGGCAATATGCATGTAATTTTTCCCGTGCTGTGCAATAAGGCAGGCTGTTTTGTGTGATGCCTTATGTTTTATAAAGGTCATATAAAACCTCCTGTGGATTAAGGGTGTGATAATCCCAGGCGATTAAGCCGTAATATATTATCCGGAGATGACTTGTTCTATTTAACTGGTTAGTTCTTTTTCAGCAGCTGCTTCAGCATAGCAACGTGCGAATTCAAGAACTTCATCACCTGTTCTTTTTATTGCGTCGTTGTCTGACATTTGTAATACAACAACTGCGCATAATAAATTATGGATATTGTTTGCAAAGGAATCCGGTGCCAGGCATAAGCCTTCATACTTATCATGGATATTGCCAGTCATTGTTGCTGCTCCTTTGCTTCTGATTTTCCCGTTAACAACCACATCAGGTCACAATTAAGTGCACTGGCCAGTGGTACTATCTGAGCAGCTGGAACTTCATGGATGCCGCATTCCCAGTCGTTTATGGGGTCACTATAGGTATGAATCATGCGGGCAAGATCAGATTCGGTTAATCCCAGTTTTGTACGGGCGCTTTTGATGCGTGCGCCAATACTTTCCACATGGACTTCAGGCGCATTTACGCGAATAACTGACTCGCTGTTTTTTTCACTCAGCAGAGAAAGCGGATCGCATCCCAGGACGTTTGCCAGGGGGATAAGCATGCTGATGGTTGGTTCGTACTCTCCACTCTCCCATTGCAGGATAATCTCTTCGTCAAGATCGAGTAGTCTGGCCAGTTCGGTAGTCGTCAAGCCGCAGGCTTCACGTTTGGTGCGTATGCAGGCTATCTTGTTGCCTGAGCGAATAGAATGTTGTTGTTTTGTCGATGCGATCGCTAAAGCATATTCATGAGTAAATTCCAGCACATCAAACCCAACCTCTTTTAATCGCGTATCATCCAGGAGGTTGAAGGTGCGAACAGCACTGAGCAGGTTTGCGATGGTTAATGCAAAAGAATCGAGGTCTAATTCATCACATAAAACCTTGTTGTAAGTATTGAGGCTACATGTTTTTGGTGTTGTTTGTAAGGCTTCCATATCATCACCATGCAATTCTAAGTTGAAGTTAATCAATATATAATTGATGGTGAGATATTATGTATCAGGGAAACTAGTGTCAATCAAAAATTGATAAACTTGATTTTTTGTAGTGAGTGACAAATAATTTAATTTAAAATCAACAACTAACCAAATCTGTTGATATTGAATGGTACAGATGAGATGACTTTTGACTGGATATACAGCAGCGCCATTCCCTCTTTTTCGATGCTCCACGGCTGATAGTTGGGATTGTCTGATAAGACCATGATCTTGCTTCCAATTTTTTGAAGTCGTTTGACGTAACATTCGCCATCAAAGCAAAATGCATAAATGCCATCACCGTCAAAATAAGTTACTGTTTTATCTAAAAACAGTAAGTCACCTGGGGCGATTGTTGGGGCCATGCTGTCCCCTCTGGCGTTACCGATTTCTATGTTCTTGAATGCTCTGTTACCGACCAGGCGGCGGGCATATTCAGGATCAAGTTCTATTGAGCGTACTACATCAATTAGATCTCCCCGTACATGAGTTCCGTCGCCGCAGCTGAATTCAACATCCAGCACATTGAACACAACGCTGTCTTCTCTTGTATGGTGTTTTTCAGCTGAAGAGTGTGTCGATGAGGTATCTTCACCCAAAAACCAGGATTGTGGATAACCACTAATTACTGATAGCTGTGCAAGTTTATCGCTTCTGGGAAACGTCTTTCCTGTAGTCCAGTATTGTACTGATTGCGCGCTTACACCCAGCTTACGGGCTAGTTCAGCCTGACTCCAGCCTTTCGTTTTCAGCATCATTGCTATCCGATTTTCTGTGCTTTTTACATTCTTCATGGTGAGTTCCTGTCGAGGCTTTATACACATAAATATTAACTTGATTTTAGTGTATTCGATCCTTTTGAAACTTGCATGTTAATTTATTCTTGATATATTCTTGATTTGTAAAGTTAATATTGGAGCTGCGCTGTGATAAAACTGAATGATTACGACATGTTGCGTAAATTGATCCCTCAAAACGCCATAGCGAGATACATCGGTGTTACGCCACAAGCGGTGAACCTGTGGTTTTCTAAAAACTCCGTTCCTTCCCGTTTTGTTTTACGGGTGTGTGAATTGGTTGAATGGAAGGTTACTCCGCATGGGTTAAGACCTGATCTATACCCTTATCCCGAAGATGGAATTCCTGATTCGTTACGAAAATCAAACGGTATTACCAGAGATTAAAGACTGACTGTCACGAGCAGTAACTCACGATGCATACGTTTTGGCGTGAGTTCTGAAATGTCATTCTCAAGGAGCAATCAGATGAATACCGCAATTTTTACCGATAAAGCATCCATGACCAGCGTTGAGATCGCAGAGCTGGTGGGTAAGCGTCATGACAATGTAAAACGCACTATTGAAACATTAGCCAAAGGTGGTGTTGTCCGGTCTCCTCAAATTGAGGTTTCCGAAAGAATCAATAACTTAGGGTTTAAAGTTCAACACGAGCATTATCTGTTTGAAGGCGAACAAGGTAAGCGCGACAGTATCATTGTTGTCGCGCAGCTTTGCCCTGAATTCACCGCTCGCCTGGTAGACCGCTGGCGCGAACTGGAAGAACAAATCCGCAAACCAATGAGCCAGATCGAAATGGTTGCTGCAATGGCGCTTGAAGCTGTTCGCCAACAAAGACGTCTTGAGCAGGTGGAAGAGAAAGTCACCCACGTTACTGAAACTGTCGAACAAATCAAAAGAGGCGCCATACGCGATGGTTATGCAGGCTATCGTCAGCTGGCGGCGAAAACGGGTATGTCAGATGCGAAATGCCGCAATCTGGTGAACGCATATCAGATCCCTACCGACACTCATGAATTTATGACGCCGGACGGATTGTTGTCGCGTCGTGCAATTGTTGCTGTAGAACCCTTCATGTCTGCTTTTCATCGCATGATGAGTGAAGCAGAACCACGAGGTACTCGCTGGTATCACCCGAAAATGGGGTTGTTCCAGGCGCTGGGCTGGCAGGTGTAATTATGCTCACAGGTAACACATGCAAGTACTCAATCGCTGGTTCCGTGATGGAAGGGGGCGTCGCGTCCACGTTATACGCTGGGAGTCTGAAACACAGCGGGTTATTTACCTGCGTGATGGTTATCCGCATGAATGCTTCAGCCCGCTGTGGTTGTTTCGTCGTGATTTTGTTGAGTGCGAAGCACCAGCATAAGCTTGAACTGCTTGAAAAACCTGGATATATCATTCTGATATCTAGAGTAATGGAGAATGGTATATGGGAAGAAAAGCAAGGCATCTTGCAAATAAAGAAATCATTAAAGTATTGGCTGAACGCTATCCAGAAAGCTTCTTTGTTATTCCATACAAAGTTGTTCCGCTTGTTCACGATATCGTTCATGAGCTTTTTGCCGATCTCGGACATATACCTAAGGAATATAAAAACAGCCTTCGAAGAGCCATCTATCAGTACAAAAGCTCCGCTGCATACCTTCAGTCAGTCGCGTTTGGAGAATATCGCCGCAATCTGGCTGGAAATCGTATTGTCAGAACTTCCGTATCTGAGCGCGAAGAAGCCAGAGCACAACTCAAAGAACGTGGTGTCTGGACTCGTCGTATGGAGCTCTTGTTCAAAGTTAATATGGGTAGAAAAGAAGCGTCTAATCGCTGAATTTTATCAAAACATTGATTCCTCAATTTCGGGACGTTACACTGTTCAGGCACCTTATAAAGCGGGTGTCGGGATTGGCGTCCTGGAATTCAATATAGAGCATAACCGCGCTCATGCGGTCTTTTCGTATCATGAGCATTGCTACGTCCAAATTATGGTGGGGCGTGCAGGGGCATCGCAAGATGCGCCGGGTTCTATGTTGACCGGTTACGCCAACCCTGTACGTCTCACCACCTCTGTGATTGGCGTCCCATGTGGTGAGTTCTTTGAATTCAACATAGGGGCTGTCACCATGACTACTTTCCCAACTCTCTCTCAACCTGAAATTGCCATCGTTGATGGTCAGGCTGTTACATCTTCTTTGGCTGTTGCTGACTTCTTCTCTAAACGTCATGACGATGTTCTGAAAAAGATCCGCATTTTGGATTGTTCTCCAGAGTTTTGTGCCCGCAATTTTGCGGAGACATCAATTTTGGTACGCCAGCCCAACGGCGGTACTCGCAAACTTCCCTGCTATCAAATCACCCGCGACGGCTTCGCATTCCTTGCTATGGGCTTCACTGGCAAGCGTGCCGCCCGGTTCAAAGAGGCATACATCAATGCCTTTAACCAGATGGAGAGGAGCTTATCAGGAGCTGGTGCGGCTGAGATGTCATCTGTCGCACAAAACGCCAGAGGCGTATACCTGCATTTGCGTGAAATCCATCAAATCTGGAGAAGCCAGCTTTATCCCATGCTTAAGGCTGTTGAATCTCCGCTGGCTGGCAAACTGTACGACCGTGTAGGTGATGCAGTTTTTGGTGCTGCACTTGTTGATTCCAGGCTGAATGGTTCTGACAAGGAGGTGCACCCATGATTAGTTACGAAATCATCATCTCCACTACGGAATACAGAAACGATGTATCAGTTCGCACGGATGTATCTGTCTGGCATCGTCGCTATAAATCCAGAAAAACGGCGGAACTGAAAGCGGCAGGGATGTGTGAAACCATCTCAATGAAAGGCAGCCCGGTTAAATACATCACAACGGCGGAGGTGCGTCCATGATTCGTCGTGTTGTGAATTCTCTGTATCACCGATACAACCACTGCCCCCGTGTGGGGCAGTGGTTCACCACCAGCAACGGCCACGTTCTGCGGGTTTGCCTGGTCAATGCAGAAAGTCAGAAGGTTGTCTGCCAGGTGCAGGGGCGTACTCATACCCTGAGTTATCCGCTGGTAGCGTTTCAGTCCGGAAAAATGTTTAAGCGTCTGGGAGGTGCCGTATGAGTAGCAAGATCCTAGGTAATGTCTGGGATGCATGTGCAGCATATGGCATCAAAGGTGCAAAACTGATGATTATGGCGCGCCTGGCTGATTATTCGAATGATGACGGGGTGTGCTACCCAGGTGTTGAAACCATATGCCGACAGCTTGGGTTGGGAGAAAGTACAGTCAGAACGGCAATCTCCGAACTGGAAGCTGATGGCTGGCTGACGCGTCAGTCACGCCGCAAAGGTAACCGTAATACGTCTAATCTTTATCATCTGAATGCTGATCGGCTTGAGCTGCTTGCCAGAACAGAGCGGGATAAGGTTACAGAACTGAAACAGCAGCGCAGACTTTCAGCATTACGTGACCCTTCAGATTCTGAACCTTCAAAATCTGAACCGTCAGAATCTGTATGTTCAGGCGTGTTTGACCCTTCAGATTCTGGCAAAAATACGCGTTTGACCCTTCAGAATCTGACCCCAGATCCACAAGGTTTAAAACATGAACCACCAGTAAATTCAAAACATGATCCGCAAGATATTGGCGCATCCGCTGACGCGTCTGCACCAGCGCGTTCTGCACGACAGGAATATTCACCAGAATTTGAACAGGCCTGGCAGGAATATCCCAAACGTGCTGGTGGTAATTCCAAGTCAGCAGCCTTCAAAGCTTGGAAAGCCCGTATCAGGGAAGGTGTGACACCCGAAACCATGCTCAACGGTGTGAAACGCTATGCCGCCTGGGTGCGTGTCTCAGGAAATACCGGCACCCAGTTCGTGAAGCAGGCGTCGACGTTCTTTGGACCCGATCGTCACTTCGAAGATTTCTGGCAACAGCCAGCAGCTCCCGGAGGTGGGCGACAGCGACAGGTCGATGTCCTGGCTGGCCTGGGAGCCATGTCTGACAAATTCGGTAAATCCAGTGACAAATTGACATTCTGAGGTGACAGCGATGATGACACTTAACCTGCGTGAACAACAAACAAGACTACAGGCGCGGATGTATGAGTTACGGGCAGAGATTGCATTTGCTAAGAATGGCGAAAAGCCATGGCCTTATCGATCCTGCTGGATGCGTGAAGGGCGCGGGTGTTGCGAAAAACATGGCGAATACCACACACATATTCTGGTGTGGAGCGATCGTAATGGCGAGGACAGAGAAAAAATTTCATGCTGCCCTGACTGCTTGATAGCTGAGGCCAACGATTTGACCATGGAGCTGTCGTCCCTCAAGGCGGAAGAACTGACTGATAACGCCGGAATTGCTCTGCGTTTTCGGGACTGCGAGTTTGATAATTATCTGGAGGTTAATCCTGACGCAGCCAGAAATCTTGCGGCCTGTCGCCGCTATGCGGAGAACTGGCCAGATATGCTGGAGAACGGTACCAGTCTTGTTATGACCGGCAGTTGCGGTACCGGGAAAAATCATCTGGCGGTATCAATGGCAAAACACATCATCCGTAACTATCTGGCCAGTGTGGAGATCACCGACGTGATGCGCCTTACCCGTGCTGTGAAAAACTGCTGGCGGAATGACAGTGAAAAAACAGCGGATGACGTCATTGAGCATTATGCGTCACTGGATTTGCTGATCATCGACGAAGTCGGCGTTCAGTTTGGCAGTGCGGCTGAAATGGCCATTTTGCAGGAAATTATCAATGCCCGGTATGAGGGTATTTTGCCAACTATCTTGATCAGCAACCTTTCACCGGAAGAATTGTGGGCGTTCATCAGTCCCCGGATTGCCGACAGGATCACCGATGGCGGGCGCAACTGGTTGTCGTTTAACTGGCCCAGCTACCGTTCTCGTATCGGAGGTGTTGCCGCATGACCAGCCAGAACAACCCGGCATGGCGTAACGATGACCTGGAAGGTGCGGTGATTGGCGCGTTTTTTCTGCGTGGGGCAGATCCGGAAGTGATGGATATTCTGGCCACGCTTCCGGCGGATGTATTTTTCGTGCGTCAGTACCGGGATATTTACGCGGGGATTTGCAGACAGGCCCGCGTATCCGGCGTCATTGACCCCGTGCTGCTGTGCAATGAGATGCCGGAACTTGCCCCGGTGATTACTGACACCGGGCGCAAAACCTGGGTGAAGTCTTCACTGGAGCACTATGTTGCAGCGCTGCGGCGAAATGCCGTACTGCGCGATGCAGAAAAAACACTGACCGAAGCATTACAGAATTTACGTGATGCACATACCTGCGAAGCGGCAGAAGATGCCCTGAAGGATGCGCAGAACATGATGGCCTCATTGTCGACCGGAAAGGGCGTCATTCAGCCGGTTCACATTGATGATGTCCTTCCGGAAGTGGTGGGCCGTGTTGAATGCCGGAATCAGGGACTGGAGAAATCCAGGGCGCTGATGACCGGTATTGATGAGCTGGACGCAAAAACGGGCGGTATGGAGCCAGGCGACCTGGTATTCATTGCGGCTCGTCCTTCGATGGGGAAAACCGAACTTGCGCTGGATATCATCGACAAGGTGACTGAGCAGGGGCATGGCGTGCTTCTGTTCACCATGGAGATGGCGAACATTCAGATTGGTGAACGTATGGTGTCTGCTGCCGGGGGAATGCCGGTATCCCGTCTTAAGTCAGTTGCCCGTTTTGAAGACGAAGACTGGGCACGTTTCTCACAGGGCGTGGGACGAATGACGGGGCGTAATATCTGGATGGTGGACCAGGCAAACCTGACCATTGATGAGATATGTGCAACTACGAGGCACCACCGGATGAAACACCCGGAAACGGCGCTGGTGGTGGTCGATTACCTCGGCCTGATTAAAACCCGCAGCATGGGGCGTCACGACCTTGCTGTGGGGGAAATCTCAAAGGGACTAAAAAGCCTGGCAAAATCCGGCGGTTTTCCGCTGATTGCTCTGAGCCAGCTCTCCCGCGGTGTGGAATCCAGACCCAATAAACGCCCCATGAACTCGGACCTGAAAAACTCAGGGGAAATAGAGGCGGATGCAGACATCATTCTGATGCTTTACAGGGATGAGGTGTACAACCCGGAGACACAGGCGAGAGGCATAGCAGAAATCAACATCACGAAACAGCGTAATGGCACGCTGGGTACCATTTACCGGCGTTTTCATAACGGGCATTTTCTGCCTGTGGACCAGGAGAGTGCCCGGGTTCTTTCCACTCCCATGACGCCGGGCAATCCGCGCAGATACAGCAATAACCGCATGTCGGGTAGTAAAACGGAGCGTTTATTTTGAACAACAGAACAACCACTGTTTCACCGGAACAACTTCGTCGGCAGGCGCAGGAGATGCTTCGTTGTGCTGAACAGATGGAAAAAACGAGCGTGAAAAAAGATACGCTCCGCAAGCAGCTTACTCCGGCGCTTCGTGATCTGCTGCAGGCAAAACACCGCACACAAAAGGCGGTGGATGAGCTGGTGGATTGCGTGGCGGAACTGGAAGGACAGGTAAGCCAGTTTGAAATACTGGTGAAGGAGTTTACTGCGTGATGACTGATTTTTTTTCTCTGTATGCATTCAATATCGTTTGCTGAGGTGACCGTGAGAGCACTGCTGACCCCTGAAATTGCCCCGCGTATGGGGATCGTATTGTTCAGACCCGGTTCAGAGCTGATGCCCCTGTTTATGCAGGGGCGTGTCCTGCTGGAGCCTGAGCCGGAACGTTATTCATCTTTCGCCAGCGGTGCCGTTCCGGCAGCATCACAACCGCTGGCGGATGATCCTGCCGTTCGGGCCGTGTTCCGCAATGAGGCAGTTATTTGTTGTACTGGTGGGGTGGAATGTCTTGAAAGCTGGTTACTTCGTGAAAAGGGCTGTCAGTGGCCTCATTCCGGATGGCACAGCGAGAACATGACCACAATGCGGCACGCGCCGGGTGCAATCCGTCTGTGCTGGCACTGTGACAATCTTCTCCGTGACCAGTTCACGGAACGGCTGGAAGCAATGGCAACGGATAACTGTGCCCGCTGGGTGTTATTTGTTGTGCGCCGTGATCTTGGTTTTGATGACAGTCACGTTGTGACAATGCCGGAACTGTGCTGGTGGCTGATTCGTAATGACCTGGCGGATGCCTTACCGGAAAGTGCAGCCCGTAAGGCACTGAGATTACCGAAGCCTGTTGTGCCGTCTGTCACCCGGGAAAGTGACCTTGTGCCTTCGGTTACTGCCACCAGCATCATCCAGGATAAGGCGAAAAAGGTGCTGGCGCTGAAAGTGGATCCGGAGTCGCCGGAGTCTTTTATGTTACGCCCAAAACGTCGTCGCTGGGTTAATGAAAAGTACACGCGCTGGGTTAAGACGCAGCCGTGTGCATGTTGTGGTAAGCCAGCCGACGATCCTCATCACCTGATTGGTCATGGTCAGGGTGGAATGGGTACAAAAGCGCATGACCTTTTTGTGTTGCCTTTGTGCAGAAAACACCATGACGAACTGCATGCGGATACCGTGGCATTTGAAGAGAAGTATGGTTCCCAACTGGAGCTGATATTTCGTTTTATCGATCGCGCGCTGGCGATTGGTGTGCTGTCCTGATTTTGTGGAGAAAGTTGATGCGTGATATTCAGATGGTTCTTGAACGCTGGGGGGCATGGGCTGCAAGTGGTAACACCGGGGTGGACTATTCTCCGATCGCTGCCGGATTCAAAGGACTTTTACCATCTGCCACTAAACCACGTCCGGCCTGCTGCGATGATGACGGACTTATCATTGAAAACTGTCTTGCTCGTCTGAAGCAGAAAAAACCTGAGGAGTATTCGCTTCTCATTGCTCATTATTTGTTGCGAATATCAAAAAGACAGATAGCCAGGACGAGAAAGAAAAGCGAAAAAGCAATACGAATTGAGATGCAGATAGCCGAAGGGTTTATTGACGGATGTTTGTCTGTGCTGGGGGTAAGACTGGAGATGGACGACTGGCTGCTAAAAAAGTAAAAAATGATTAGTGCGGTCCGCAAAAAGTATGTCAGTATGTTAAGAGTGGTTACTTCGCCACACAGCTTAAACCCGCCGCGAGCGGGTTTTTTTATGGCTGAAATCGGTCCAGTACAGTAAACGTGCTGGTGGCGGTGAATACCTGTCTTTCAGCTTGCTGGCTTTTTCGACAAGAGTTATTGGTGTGTCACGTTAACCGGAAAAGGGAAAAAGACATGCTGAAACAGCAGGATATGACAGAAACCGCCAGAGTGGTGTTTAATGAATTAAGCGTCACCGAACCGGCGACAGTCGGGGAGATTGCGCAGAATACTTACCTTTCACGCGAACGCTGCCAGTTAATACTGACCCAGCTGGTTATGGCGGGTCTGGCAGATTATCAGTTCGGTTGTTACAGACGCCTTCCTCAGTGAAGGCTTTTTTATTTGTGGTAATGGGCGGCTGGTGGGTGTTAGCGGCACCTGCCAGCCATCTGCTCATGCGTTGGGGTCACAAGCAAACCTCAGGCCCACTGCTTTGCGCAAAAGCAGAATGAGCCTATCAGAGACAGGCTTAATGAT